TCATAATAATAATCAACAATTTTTTGATACAATGAAAGATTATCAGACATTACACCATTTCCTCTAGTGTGCCTGTATATGGTTCATTCAACCAACGTGCATACGTTTCTGCTTGTTCGCTAATCTTAGTTAACTCGTACTTGCCACAAAATTTCATAAAGTGAATGCCAACCTGCGGAGTAGTTATTCTACGAACACCTTTACGAATAGATTCATCAACTACTTGTTTAACATCTTCGGGTTGTGCTGTCAAGTCAATCAACATACGATTACGTTCATAGTCATCCTTAACACGATGTTCAACATTGTCATGGTCTACCCAGCGTTGCAACATCAGATTGTTCCATGAAAATCCTTGTTTAGTTCTATCTTCGTATGCTTCTTTGATACCAACTTTATTTTTGCTACCAACTTCACGCACACCTGGATATGCACTGAACACGTTGTCACCTGCGTCACCGCGGATAATTTTTTTGAATAGCAAGTACTGTGGATCTTCTAGTAGCTTAGGTTCTTTAGTTTTCTTGTCTAGTACCGGTTTACCTGATTCTTTAAGATATCCGTTGATGGTGATAAGTTCATTTGTGACTCCATTGTACTGGAACACCTTATCAGTAATAAGCTGAACGTAATCAGAATCAGTGCTAATAATATAATGCGTGTCATTTGGGTGTAGATGAATGAAACGGGCAATCAAGTCATCAGCCTCAGCCCGTTCATGCCTGAGTACACTGACGTTAGTTTTCTCTCGTATGTATGTGGTAAACTTTTCATAAGTATCCCAAAACATTTCCGATTCTTCTTTTTCAGCTTCGGTGACTGACATTGCATCAACCACACGATTTTTCTTGTAAGGACCATACACGTCCTTACGCCATGAGCGGCCTTCGAGACAAAACACTACGTGCCCAATTCCATACTTACGTACTGCTTGGTTGACACTAGCAAGTGTCAAGTGTAGGGCCATGCCGATTTTTTCTTCTAGTGTAGAGTTGCGACTAGCAACGTGCCTAGCACGGAAGAACGTATTTGCAGTATCAATGAGTGCGTATTTTGTCATGTGTGTATTATACTGTATGTTAGAATTAATTTAATCTAATTTGGGTAGGATACCCAAATTAGGTAACGACCTATTTTCTTTAAAAATTTTCTTTAAATATGACAAACTTTTAATGTGTCCGTACCATTTACCCTTCATAGGATGACAGGTCCTACATAGAGTTTGCAGATTACACTTTCGATTGTCTTTGTGGTTATTATTAATGTGGTCAGTGTCTAATTGTGCCATATCAAATATAGTACTAGTGCATTTAAATCCCAAACGACCGTCTATATTTTCACAATAATCTACACGATGGCGTTTGTATACAAAATCTCCTATACCATACTGGGCAAAATGGTGTGAACCACATTTCGGACGATAAATTTTACTGCCGTCTTTTCTTACCGTACCTATATCGTGCCCAGGACTTTTACATCCCTCAACCACACATTTAGGTCTACCTTTGTGGCGACCTGAAGTAATCAAATCTCTGAAAATGCGTTGCCCAGCCATAATTAACACCTGTTGAAAATGAAAAACAATGATATCACAAAATGGAATTATTGTCAAATTTATTTCAACAATATTTTAGCAGTTTTCAGTCGTGCAAATATATCATGCCCAAATTCCCAACCTTCCGGCATACTTGTTTGCATATCTAACTCATTGTCTAACAACTCTGCTTCTTCATTAGTTATCAATACAATAGCTAAGTTAGTTTTAATCATTTGTGCTATTTCAGTTATGCTACGTTTTTCCATAGTCATAGTAACTGCTTGATTGTAAATCAAAATACAAGGAACGATATGTTCACGATAGGTGTTTTCTTTTGTACGATTGACTGATTCACCAATTGTAATTAAATGGTCAATACTATCACCTTCAAGTAATGCCCGAGTATTCTCTAGACCAAATCCATCTTCGCTGTCAATAAAATACTTGAAACGTTTGGCAATCTTTTCAAAGATATTACGTTCGCTTACTTCACGTGCGATAGGCTTAATTGCTTGTCCACGTACTTTGCGTACAATAGTTGTAATGGACTCAATGATACCAACAAGTTCCCAAAAGTTCTCAAGTACATCACCGTCAAAATGTACGTTTATAAAATCTTTTTCGTCCTTGCGCTTTTCGCTACGCTTGCCCTTTTTCTCAGTAAAGCCAGCGTCAATAAATTGTTGACGCATAGTAACAACATCTTCTGGTCTTGCTAACCAGCCAATGGTATAATGATTCTTTTTAATTTCGCACTTGATTCCGTTATTGGAATACAATACGTATACACCCCGATCGTGATAGATACGCTCGGTGTATCCACGATCCTCACAGGATTGCTTGAACAAATCAAAGGATATTTCGGACATGCATACTTTCTAAGTTAATGAAAGTATTATATACCCTTAATGATTTATTGTCAAGCATAACTCCACAACGCCGTGTCTAATTTAGGTGAGAGAAAAGACTTATTTCTAGTAGGATCTTTGATGTTTAAGATAGGTAAGTTATCATTATGTAATTTTTTATATTGCTTACACAATAATCCTTCAACATAAGTTGATACTTCTTTATTAGTTTCGTAAAGAAAATCTATCTTATGTTGTTTTGCATCTAGATTCCAAACACCCACTAACAAATTATCTTTTGTTAAATTAGGTAATCTACCTTCTTTGATTTCACGTGATACATTCGACCAAAAATCATTACCATGTTCACTATAATAAGGTTGATCCTCCCAACCAGGAACATGTTCTAATTGTCGTTTAATACGTTCACCTATTGCTTCCGCAGTAGATTCTCCAGGTGCTGGGGCACTTTCTCCGATTTTTATAAAATCAATTAGTAATCCTTTGCGATAACAAATAGCATAGCAATAAAATTTTGGATCATTATAGCTTCGTATGATGCTATAAATGTCTATAGATTTTGTTATTTTGCTACAGTCTATAACAAAATCTGGGTCGCTCAATTGAATATCATTTTCTAAAAGCATTAGCTTATCTCCGCTCTGCCATCGCCCAAATCACGGCGATTAAGTGTTGGACGCATTAAGTCCGATTCTCTGTTAGTTGGGTCTGCTTGTTGTTGCTCGTATACTTCTAGTACAGTATTGCGACAAACTTGCGTCCACCATCTATCTACTATGTCATTGTCAGTATCATCGGCACGTTTCTTGTAACCTGCTTTGACCAAATTCAATAAAAACTTATCATTCCAATCAAGTTCAAAGGCACCGTTGTTGATGTTGTTTGGATCAACTTCTACACTAATGACAGCAACATAGGGTTCACCATCCTGCGTTGCTTTTTCTTTAGCAGTAAGTTCTTTAACCTTTTTTGTTTTAGGTGTTTCTGTTTTTGGTTCAGCCTTAGTTTCAGGCTTCTTCGCAAATAAGTTCTTCAGTTTGTCTAACATCATTCTTTACCTTGTTTAAGTATGTATCATATAATTTAAAGCTGGCAAGATTTTTAGCCTTTGACTCGCACATAATGTCAAAGTTATCATAGAATGTCAATGCCCAATCGTTCACAGCCTCGTTCCAATAGTAGTCACTATGGGCACGTAGTTTTTGTTTATTATGTCCGGCAGCTATCAACGTACCATGATCGGGTGCGATGTGTCTGTCATGGTTGACAAGTATATCTTCCCGAGATACGGAATAGTGCATAGTAGGACGAACACCACGCCAACTATCAATAACCTTTTTAACCAAGTCGCTATCGTGCTCAATATATTCTCCAGTTTTTATCCAATGATGATGAATGTCCATAACGATAGGTAGCAAGTCACCTAGTTCTAAACAGTCATCTAGTCCCCAACTAATTTCTTCGTTTTCGATAGTAATACAATTACGTGCTTCTTGCGAGAGTTTGGTATAGGCTTTACGTATACCTTCAGGACCCTGTCGTCCACTGATATGCACATTGATTTTGAAATCTTGAAATTTTTTGCCATAGCCCATAAATCTTGCCATGTCTGCATGATACTCGAACTCCCGAATACTATTAGTTACAACTTCTTCCCTATCGCTTGCTAGAACAACAAATTGGTCTGGGTGAAAACTAAGACGAACATTGTTAGCACGTGCAGTTTCACCCAGTGGCGCAAACTGTTCGCTAAGAAACTTTTGATTGTCACTTGATTTCCAAAAGTCTAAGAATTCGGGATGTGTGTAAAAACTAAGCATATCGCTAGTAATACGTAGCATACGCAAACTTGGGTCAAGAGTACCAACTCGTTTGATTAGATTATGGGTATTAGTGATATTGCGTTGTGCAACCTCTAGTATCTTGTCCTCTGCAACACTCCGAGTTTGGCGCTTTGCCCATGCAAGTGTAGTGCCACCAGTATTTAGCCCTTCGACACTAGCAATCTCACCCTTCTTGTTAATCTCGGAAAATTTGCAAGCAAAACCAATGCGTTTAATAGTCATATATATTGTGTAAAGTAGTTGAAGTCTTGAGTATAACACTATACATATTATGTGTCAACCGTCAATAATTCCTGGATTGTATAGAGTTTTTTCATATATTTTGAAGGATTTGATAAAACTGATACTTCTATATCACCCTGACGCCTAGGACCGTATAAAGTAAAGAATTTCGCTTTATTTACGGTTTCAAAGATTTGAACCATTTCTTTGACACTATGACCTACCCCATGACCCAAATTCTCTAAACTGTTGCTAGGTTCTTCTATTGCCAACTTAAGGGCATGACAAATTTCGTTCACATGAACATAGTCTCGTATGCAAGTTCCATCGGGCGTATCATAATCATTACCAAATACGGTAAAGGAGCCTTTAATTGGAGCTTGCATTAGATTATACATTAATCCATCAGGATTAGTAGGTTTGAATCCATCACTGCCAATCACGTTGTAGAATCTAAATGTAGTAAATGGAACTTTATTGACTTGACAGAATTCTCGTACACAATCTTCTGTTGCCCGTTTACTTACCCCATAAGCACTCTCACACTTTTCGGCTGCTCCTGTGCTAGCAAAGATAAAATTCTTTGTTTTAATATGTTGTAGAATGTTCAATGTACCAAATAGATTAGTCATGTAATAGTCTGTGGGTTGTAATTCGCTTTCTCCCACATTGACTAGTGCGGCTAAGTGAATGATAGCATCAAATTCCTCATTGACTTTTAATTGGCTTTTAATGTCAAGATTATAATGTTTCTTAACTTTGAATTGAGGACCTACTTTGTCTAACCCATAGACTTCGTATTCGTCATTCAACATTTTGCTAAGATGACTGCCAATGTACCCTGAATTACCTGTGATTAAAACTTTTTTCATGTAAAACTAAATAGGTCAAAACC